CTCCATCCTGTTGTTGACCTTGATCGGTTTCATACAGGCGTCTCTCAATGCAAGGCCAATGACAGCAGCAAACAGCCGTTCCTCTGGCGTCGATTGCACCCCTTCATCGGTCGTATAAAGGTTCTGCATTTGGCGGAATCACTCCCCAGCGTTTATCAAAATAAGTGTAGTCCCCGTTACCGTCATCTACCCTCCAGGCTACAGGCGCAGGCGTCCAATGTTCCAATGCTTTGGCTGGGTAGATCTGTACAGACCCTTTCTCCGTCCAGCTCTCAACTGCGTAACCCTCTGGGGTTAGTGTCGTGGAATAGGTTCCTACGATGACTCCGTGCCACTGAGAGCCAGATACTTTGCGAACGGTGTCGCCTCGTTTGAATTTCATGTGTTGAGTCCTTTTAGCTTTGCTTCGATAGCACGGGCAAAGTCACGGGCGCAATCCATATTGAATGTCCCGTCGTCTACGCATTCACAAGTCATCCCAACAATCTCCTCATCCGTTAGCCCGACCCATTTATGCGGCTTTGGGCATGTGCAGGCGCTTGCTGTTCCAAGCTCCCAGCGTTCACCGCAATCGTTACATTGGTTAAAGAACATTGTTCTTCTCCTTCAGCTTTGCTTCAATCGCGTGTCCAACTGCGACCTCATACTCGTCGCGATACGTTGTAATTTGCCCGACGGTCTCCATAATTTCCTCATCCGTCAGCCCAACCCATTGGCGCGGTGCTGCGGGTGGGGTTGCAAGGACATGTTCCAGCATCTGACGCGCCTCGCTGGCGTTCAGCAGGTTGGTTCCAGTGCGCCCCGGTTGTCCCGGTGTGCCGTCTGGGTAAACGCTGGCAGGCACAGGCCAAGTCAGAAAGCGGTTGACCATTGCATCCATCGCCGTGTCAATTTCGCCGGGCAACGGAACAGCGTCAACGCCGATGCTTGCCTTGTTCAGTTCCTCCAACGCCTCAAGCGCCTGACGCATTGTTTCGATACTCACGATGGCTTCCTTTGTCCAGTCTCGAAGGCTTCTCGGTTGTCTGCGCTGTGATGAACAACCATCCAATCATCTTCATGTAAATCTGGACAGCACCAACATTCCGATCTGTATTCATGCTCTTTCAGGTCATCAATCGGTACGACGTGCGTAACATATCCATCTGTTTCAGATGGCCCGCTAATCAACTGCCACATTGTTCTTCTCCTTAATCGGTTCACTTACAATCCGGCCACACAATCGGCAATCGCGGTGGTAATGCCCTTCGTAAATCCAACCCTTGCGCGGCAAAGGGTGGTTAAACTTTTCACACAACCACCATTTAAGTCGAACATACCAAGGCTGATTCATAAATCATCATCTTTTGTGTAAAGAGGAATCCCGGAGCCAAACTTATTCAGCCGAAACTTATTTGGGTTTCCTTCGGCATCAACACCCACCCAAGCCACCGGCTCCTGCTTCTCGGCCTGATCGATGGCTGCGCGGAGGGCGGTGTGAAGCGCATCGCGTGTTGCAATCTGTGTCGGGTGAACTTTCACGCTATCAATAAACTCCAGCGCCTGTCTCATCACTTCAATGCTCATAGTATCCCCCGCCCTGTCAGCACCCACATAAACGGGAATGCAAGCAATCGAATCAGTCGCCCAATGATGCTTGAGTTTCTGCTCGTGTTGAACTCAATGACTTGCTCTGTGTAGTCTGTTTGGTTGTTCATATCTCACCCCCTCGCTCGGATGGCTGCGGTCAGTTTAAATGCCCACACAGGCTCGGCGTATTGCAGAGCGTAGTTCTCTACCAACTTTGCACACACCTCTCGCTCGGCTGCGGCGACAAGGGCGGCGAAGCGTCGCAGTGACCCGTTGTCTCCATCAAAGCCTACGAATCCAGCCTCCCTAGCCATTCGGGTGATGTCGTCCTTGGTCATCTCGTCTCTCCTTTTACCTTCGGCCCTGGCTTTTTTGGTTCGTACTTCAAACCACGCTCCATGATGATTTCCATCGTCTTCCACCGTTCACCGCACTGGCAGGCGTAGTACCTAAAATCACCCTTGACCGTCCGATGCCTAACGTCGTGCGAGCATTTAGGGCACATCAAAATCTGTTCTCCGCAAGAAGCTCCTCGTAAACCTTGCACTTCGCAAGGTCGTCGGAACCCTCTTTGCGCCCCGCTCGCATGGCGTACTTGATAATCGAGCCCTTCAGGAATCCGGTGTATTCCGCATCGGTCAGTACGTTTGCCATGACTTCAAGCGGGTCCACAGGCATATCGGCGTAGTGTTTCGGTTTCATATCGTCTCCAGTTGATGTCATTCGTAGTCTCTAGGAAGTTGTTCGTCCGGTCTATTAGGGAAAACCCGCATTCTCTGTGCCCCACACTCCAAGCAAACATAGATCTCCACAGCGCAGTCACCAGTCTTGTCGATCTGGTCTGGAGTCAGCGGGTACTTGTGTTTTTCAGATTCGCAGCGGCAAGTCATTTCTCACCCCTTGCTCGAATGGCTTTGGCTATTTCTTCACAGGGTTCTCTGCACTCCGGTGCATACGGCCAACGTGCGGCCTCGTAGTCTGCTTCCATAGCACACGCCTCTCGTTCTTCTAGTACACTGTTATAAACAGCCTCGGCAATCATATCGGCTTGCCACTCTGAAATCTCTGGGCATAGTTCTACGATCCACTCTTTCATTTCTCACCCCTTGCTCTGATTGCTTGCGCTAACGCATATCCTTGATCGTCCCATGCGCCGGTGTATTGCTCGACAATCTTGGCACACGCTTCTCGTTCTGATTCAACTGCTGCCTTGATTGCTCGGTGATAAGGACAGCCGTTGATGTACAACTCGCCTTCAAAATGTCCAGTAACAATGATTTCGCCTTGGTTCATTTCACCCTCTTGCTTTCAAGAACAGCCTTTAGTTGAGCCAGAACCCGTTTACCTTCCTCTGTCACCTGCTTTGGAGCTGGTAGGGCTACGTTCTCGCGTTGTTCGACACGATCAAAGTCGCGGCACATACCGATAAACTCGGAAAGGTTTGGCGGCCATTCACGCGATAGGGTTGGCAACGTAGCAAGCACCTTGCGGACAACATCCGGCTTTTGGCTTGTAAGAAACTGCTCCCATGCCTCCATAGCAGGCATGATTGCGTTGTCATCATGTTCATACATGAGAGCAAGTTTCTGCGACCCGTACAGGATGCGAAACCGCTCAAACACAGAACTAGCGTAAGGAAAGCGGGGGGAGGATTGCATCGATATGCTCCTGAATTCGTGGATCAATACTCTCTTTGCGACCAGTCATGACTGCAACAACGTCAGACTTTTTAACTTCCTTGTGCATCCAGTCAGCCTTGAATCCTTGCCAGCCTCTAGCGCACATCTCTCGCATCGCAGCGTCTAGCGACACCCCAGCCTTGTTCGCCTCCTTCCGTATCGCCTGGATCGCAACATCCGTCACCGCTGCTCGCTTCTCCTTGCGTAGCTGCAAAAACGCTTCCCAAGTTGACTCAGTAACGTCATCTGGTCGTTCGACTCGCTTGCGAGGCGTATTACTTAATGGTTTATGGTTTATGGTTAATGGTTCATGGTTTGCATTGGGGTCGCATTGGGTAGCCAATGGGGGTGCTATAGCCACCCTATCGCCACCCTTATCCCACCTCTTTGCCGCCCCTTTGCGACCGTATTCTTTAAGTGATTGATATTTCTCGATTTCTTCATCGCATCTTTTGTTGCGCCAAACGCTCGCCGGATTGTCTCCAGAATCGGACAATTCCTCCTCAAAAAATTCGTGAAGAACCTGCTGAACGGCTGCAATTTCTGCTGGCATACGAATACGCCGAGAAATGGCCATTGGGGTGCCTATAGGGGGGCTTTCTTGCAGGTAATACAGGTCGATCAACCTACGATAGGCAAGATCTTCCATTGGCGACAGATGGCTCGTATGAGACGAGTAATCGCCTAGATGAAACAAGTACGAGTGCACAACAATCTCCATCGGTGCTGGCCTATCCGGTGAGAATTCCGGCAGGTCGCACCCAGAACGGGTAAGAAACGGTCAGATAGACCAGCCCGATAGAGACTGTCTCGCTGACCTGCTATGCGCTTCTCACGGCGCAGGACAATGCTAAGACACAGGGCATGCCGTGTCAATAGCACGTAGTCGTACAGCTAGACCCAAAACAACAGGTCTGGCACATCACCATCTTGCCGTTGACGAAATACGTGTGCGTAGTACAAGCAGCATACGCAGCACCAGCAACCACGGACAACGCTACAGCCAACAAAACTTTTTTCATATCAACCTCCATTTGTGTGGAAAACACCTTGTAGAGAACCTTTTCCCCGCACTACTTGATAAAAAGTCGGCCAGACTCAAAGAGAGCCACAAGCGTCTTTCTAAAAGCCGACTCCCACATCTCCTGCCGCTCATCCGCCGACAGGTTCTTTCCCTGATCTAGCTCCCGGTGGCAGTCAACACACAATGCCGCCACAAAACAATCGTGCGCTTTCATGGCCATCCCTTTGCCGTAGACGCCCCAGTTGGCATGCGCTGCCTGTGTCATGCCGTCCATCCCGCAGTGTTGGCAGGACAATGTACTAACGGCTTGCAAGAGTCTTTTGCTTCTGTACATACGGCCTCAGTTGATCCTTCCTGGCGTCCGACAATCGGTTGATGTAGTCCTGCTGAACCTTCTTTTTCTGCGAGAGATACCACTTAGCCTCGCACCACAGAGCGTATTCCTTCGACTGCAAGCCCACCTCTGTTCCGTCTGGCAGAACGATTATTCTGGCTGAAGCATGGCGTTTTCCGCACGCATGACATTCATATCGTCTGTCCAGGTCAGACCCCGCTCCGTCGCCCATTGCAACACCTGCTCTACGTAGTTGGAAAAATCGGCCTTGTTGAGACTCGCAGTCGATGCTTGTTGCTCTACGAGTTCACCGTTTGGCAACTCCAGCATCCTGGTCGGCAGGAACAACTGTTTGAAATACTCGTGCCACACATCCCTGCTGTGCTCTTTCCCTGGACGAATCTGATCGCTGATGGCGGATAGGCAGGCCCAATAAAAGGCGTTTTGAGCGTTTGTTCTGTTGGATGGCTCTATGCGTACCACCATTCCTAGTTTGACGTTCCTGAGGGCGTCTAAAGCCTGTTTGCGGGCACTCTCGCTGGTTAGCAGGAAGATCACCGTTGCTCCTGTTTAATCTAAAAATCCAAGCTGTTCTGGTTTTTTTGGTTCGTCATCAAAAAGGCGAGGCTGGGCTACAGCCTGCTCAATCCGCTTGCAAGCAATGTCGAAATACTTTTGCTCCCGTTCGATACCGATGAACTGACGGCCTAGTTGGATTGCCGCAACGCCAGTCGTTCCAGAACCCATAAACGGGTCAAGCGTTATGGCGGCTGGCTTTACCCACTGGTCGATGACATGCGACACCTGATCCAGAGGCCTGGGGCATGGGTGGCCACGCTCTAGGCTGTTTGCCTGGCCAATAACCGGCGCGGTGTTGGCGATGTGGAAGTCACGGGTGGCTGTTCCTGCCGACCAAGGTTTTTCCCCGTCAATCCACCAGACCACCACTGGATCAAATGCGTGCTGCATCGCAGTAGGACGAATCTGCACGAAATTTTTTGCTGCAACGAACAACCGCCAATCTCTTGGGAATCGTTCAGCAAGCGACCGCATGTGAGTGCCTGACTGCCAAACAAAGACAGGAGCGCCAGGCGTGCATTTCGATTCGCAAACCTCAAGGATCGCCATGAGCCAGCGGTCGTAGCCGCCCTCGTAGGCTTCTGGACGATCGTCGTAGCTTTCGTATTTGAACCCGACCCCATACGGCGGGTCGGTGATGACGGCATCAACCTTGGACAGATCGGGCAGAATTTCCCGGCAATCGCCTAGATAAAGCGTAGCGTCGCCAATCTTTTCAATCACAGCTCAACCTCCTTCAGTTGCCACCTGTTGTTCTCCTTGAACCAGCCATGCAGGATGACGCGCCACTTTGACCGCAGCATCTCAGGATAAGCCTCGGCCTCCTCCACTTTATGCTTGCGAGCTGCCAAGTTGGACTTGCTTGTCACCTGGACAGCCACCGTCTCACCGTTGCCGATGGCCAATAAGTCGATACAGCCGAACAGGTCGTGTTTTTGCTTTGTGAACGAATTCCATCGTTCAACAGGAGCCACTTGGTAACCTCGCTCACGCAGCAGGGCCATTGATCGTGCGGTTAAGTTCATTGAAAAATTCCGGTTTCAGTTGAGACGCCAACACCTGCCCGCCCGTCATCTCCTCTATCTGCAAGGCTCTTTTGAGAGGGATGGATTGACTCCACTGGTAGATGGAGTACCGAGATACACCGAGCTTACGAGCGGCCTCGTTCGTGCCGCCCAGCATCGCTATTGCCAGCTTTAGGTAAGGATTCATTGCTCCTCCAAAAATGCTAGAATACTACACATTGATACTAAGCTGCAATAGAGAAAAGCTAATGATGCTGTAAAATCTATAAAAATATTTTCCTTGTCAGGTACATACCAAACCTGCACAATGGCTTCACCAACACGGGAGATTGACATGTACGAAGAACCGATTCTTGATGACGCTGAAGTGTTTTTCTGGTCTGGCGCTGAACAGGAAATGTGGGACGCAGCTCGGAAAACAGCATTGGACGAGTATCAGTCCATGCCGCAGTCCGAGTTTGCCGACTTTATGTATGACAACCTGGGCGACCGTTACCTCGATGTGCAGAATCAGATCGAGGACGCTATCCGCCGCAACCCGTCTGAAGTAATCTGGATTGCCGACAAGCTCAGAGACTTGTTTGTTGAAACACGCGCTAAGCAGATCGTGTTTGCGTTCTACAAAAAACAAGGGTGGGCGGCATGAAGATTCTTCAACTTGCCGTATTTGTATCGTTTGGAGTCATGCTAGGGATTACCCTAGTAGACATGTCAGTGGGAGAGGTGTCAACTATTGGGAGGTTTCTTTGGGATCTATTTTGAATCCTGAGTTTGTGTGGACGCCAGCAGCAGCAACAAACGTCCTAAACACGTTCAAGAGGCACGGCTGGGTGCCTCCATCAGAGCAGCAACAGTACATCAACAAGTGGCAATCATTCAGAGGGAACTATGCAACAGATAGCAACAGCGTTAGTGAAGGCACAACGAAACAAAACACCAGAAGGGAGAATGAGTGAAGCTGCTTTGCTAAAAGAACTATTTCCTGCAACCAAAACAAACCAATACACATCACCAAAAGATATGATGACTAGGTTTATGTCGCATGTTCTATTTGGATCATCTGACTGTTGGTATTGGGTTGGATGTCAAGACAAGTTAGGTTATGGACGGTTTGCATACCCAAACGAAAATAAAGCGCATCGTGCTGCGTACAAGATGTTTGTAGGAGAAATCCCATATGGAAAAAAAGTATTGCACAAGTGCGATACGCGCTGCTGTGTAAACCCAAGCCATTTGTTCATTGGAACTCAAGCTGACAATGTAGCTGACATGGTTAACAAACATCGGAATAAAAATGTTCCTATGTTTGGCGAAAAAAACCCAATGTCAAAGCTAACAAAACAGCAAGTTGATGAAATTAGATTGCGTGTTGCAAACGGAGAAACACAACGATCAATGTGTAAGATTTTTAACGTATCTCCAATGGCAATAAGTCGCATCATTAGAATGGAATATTGGAAATGAACATGAATGTATATAAAGCAATCAATGCCGTTGCAATAGACATTGCTAAAGATGGCATATCAAAAGACCGCCGTAATCAACAACAAGGATATAGTTTTCGAGGTATTGATGATGTTTACAATGCTCTTGCTCCAATTATTGCAAAGCATGGGCTTGTCATTTTGCCAAGATGCATATCTCGTCAACTTACTGAACGCAGCAGCAGTAAAGGCGGGGTGATATTTTCAGTCGTCGTTGAAGCAGAGTTTGATTTTGTTTCTAGTCATGACGGTAGCAGACACACTGTTAAGACATACGGAGAAGCAATGGACAGCGCAGATAAAGCGACCAACAAAGCAATGTCTGCTGCGTATAAATATGCCGCATTTCAAACTTTTTGCATACCAACAGAAGGCGACAACGACGCTGACGCAACGTCTCATACCATTGCTGCATCTAACGATCCAAAACCCATGTTGGATGCTATGTATGCCGCTGCGTCTATGGACGACCTTAAAACAGCCTACGCCCAGGCTTACAAGGTTTTCCAAAACAACAAGTCAGCCTTGGCAATGTTGGAAGCAGCTAAAAACGAAAGGAAAGCTCAACTAATGGAGATTGGCAATGCTAAATAGCCCCTGGCCGTTTCCCATGTCGCGCAAGACCGACCCGGAGACCAGCAAAAAAGCAACAACAGCCGAGCGTACAGAAACCATCGCCATGCGTGTATTGCAGCATCTCGTAAGCCATGACAATCAAACGTGCGACGAGATATCCAACAGCATGCCGGATGTCCTGTATCGCTCGATCTCTCCCAGGCTCATTCAACTGGAACGCAGGGGCCTTATCGAGAGAACCTCAGCAAAACTCTCCAGGCATGGCAAGGCAATGATGGCCTACTCAATCACTGAAAAAGGAAAGTACGAATGTTCCCAGAACTCAAACAGTATGTAAGAAAAGTCGATTGGAAACTGCCGTATCAAAAAATCGGCGACAACAAAGCTCTCGACGACACGATCGCGGCTATCAAGAAAGCCAATCCGCATCTGTTCTGGCAAGAACATGAACTTCACCAGCGCAGGTTCTACGACCAACCTATCTGGCGGTATCCAATGAAATCATTTGTGCGGGCGTACAAAAAATGAACCAGCGCACAGATGAGTGGTTCCAGGCGCGGTTAGGACATGTCACAGCATCCAGGGTGTCAGATGCCATTGCCGGGAAAGACACCGCCACACGCAGAAATTACATGGTTCAGTTGATAGCCGAAAGACTCACCGGCCAGCAACAGGAGTCGTTTACCAACGCTGCAATGCAATGGGGCACCGAAACGGAACCTCTCGCACGCGCTGCGTATCAGGCAGAGCACGATCTGGTCGAGGAGGTTGGCTTCATCAAGCATCCGTCTATAGAGTGGTTTGGAGCGTCTCCAGACGGCGTTGTAGGTGAGGGGCTCATCGAGATCAAGTGCCCAAACACCACCACTCATCTAGACTGGATTCTTGGCAAGAAATCACCTGCCAAACATCAACCTCAGATGATGGCTCAACTGGCAGTGACAGGGAAAAAATGGTGCGATTTTGTGAGTTTCGATCCACGCCTACCGGAGCATTTGCGCTTGTTCGTCGTCAGGTTCCAACCAACACAGGAGGCAATAACAGACCTGGAAAACAAAGTCCGAGACTTCTTGAACGAAACCCAACTAGCAATCAGCAAACTGGACAGAAAATGATCAAGTACGAAATTTCAGCAGCAATCGGCAAATACGAAAAAGATGGCCAAGAAAAAACCCGCTGGGCCAAGATTGGCACGGTGATGGAGACTAAATCAGGCAAGCTCGCCATCAAGCTCGATACTATCCCGGTCAACTGGGATGGCTGGGCCAGCCTGATGGAGCCTCGGCAGAAAGACGATTTGCCGTTTTAAAGAACCTCTAGCGCACGACGGAACAACGCTGTGCGCTGAGTCAACCCTATATCGCCGCCGTTTATCAACTTGGTCATCTTGGCTACATCTTGATTCTCGGCGGCTTCCTCTATTCCCATCGGCCTTCTGGACGACCAGAACCAACCAGCAGACAATGCCGCCGCTGTAGGCTCTGCAAGCGCGTCAGGATCGTCGATCAGGTTCAACCCTAGAGCATCACCACACATACGATAGTTTAGACGCCCTGTGAGCTGTTTTAAGCCTCTGCCGCGATATTTCCAGCCATCACCTATCTCGGTATTACCCAGGCTCTTTGCGCCCCAGGAACCGCCGTATAGACAGTTCGCAATGGCTTCCTGATTGGCAGGTCTATCAGGAGTGCGCCCGTACTTCCTAGCGTCTTCCTCGCTGATACGGTGGCGACCGAACATCGACAGCAGCGCCTCGACACGGTAGTTCAGGTTTTCGACAACGATAGCTAAACCACCGGACTCGTGCCCGACCTGACTCAGGAAACCTGCGATCTTTCGAGGTGTGTCAATCTGGTACAAACCTAGAGCATTATTGATGGCATCCAGGTATTTGGCTGCGTTAGCCTCTGTTGCTCCAGTAGACACTCTGAGTTGTTCAAGCGTAATCATTTCTTCAGCATGTCCTTTTGCTGCGAACTATTGGACGATCCAAGCCAAAAGTTATAGACACTCGCAGTTTCTCGTGCAAGCACACCGAGAAGCAGCATCATCACGTCTGACCCTGTTAGCGTCATATAGCCAAGCGCAGAGCCGACTAACAGCCCAAAAAAACCAGCAACGGTGACGATGGATAAGATCGCAGGAATCTTGCTGCGGGTTGCAACCTGCATCTGGCGGGCAGAATCAGTATTCTTTACGTTCAACTCAAACAGCTTGGTTTCATTCGCCATCCGAGCAAGTTCACCGTTCTGTTCTAACGCTGCAAGCTCCGACTTTGCTTTAGCAGCGGCCTCCGGGTCAGGCAAGACCCGATCTAGAATCTTAGAACCGACCTCAAGCAGCGGGCCGAGTGGAATCATCGCCATCCCCTTTTAAAAGATTCGCTGCTGCCTTGGCACCCTGGCGGCCAGCGATACCACCGACAGCGCCGATAGACAACATCATTACGTCTTTCAAGATTGATAGAAATTTCTCATCAATCGGGCTGATGTTCTCCATGTCGTGCTCTACAAATAGAACCCCGAGAATGATCGACACGACAGAGACAACAAGAATAAACGTGAGCGATAGAGCAATGATCGCCCAGACCCTGACTTCTATCTGTTCAGCGGTTAAGTCTTTCATGTTATTGCCCCAGGAGATACAGCATCCACACAATGACAGCCATACAGATTGCAAGGATGACTGCTAATGCCCCAGCATCCTGCACGCTTTCATCTTCATCATTTTCGGGTTTACTGTCCATTCGGCCATGCCTCGATGATGTAGTTGACCAGATGGTAAAGAATAATGCCGCCAGTACCTATGACCGTTACAATCA